TGATCGCCAATCTGCGAAACCGTCGATAAATTGGGAAAGCTGGGGGGCAATTCGTTGGCGGGATGCCTCGAAGATGTTTAACCACTCCTTTTTCACCAAAATGGCTGCCGACTCCGGCAGTGATGCCTTGGGCTCTGGCGGCGGTGGAGCGCCCACTGACGCGCCTGGCAATGCCGGTACTGCCGATACCAGCAGCGCAGGTAACGGCGATACCAGCAGCGCAGGTAACGGCGAGAGTGGCGAAGACTCCACCGAGGGGCTGAGAGCTGCCCTGGCCCGCGAACGCCAGGCCCGCAAGGCAGCTGAATCTGAAGCCGGCCGCAAGGAAGCTGCATTGCGCGAGGTGGGCAACGTGAACCCCAAGCTCCTTGAAGATGCCCGAGCTGCCGCCAAGGCTGCCGAGGAACAGGCTCGACTTGCCCAGGAGCAGGCCGATCTCCGGCTGCGCGATATGGAGCGTAAACACCAGGATGTTCTCTCCAAGACCACCGCAGAGCTGAAGGCCGAAAGAGCTGCCCGTGAGCTTGAGCGGGTTCGGATCCTCACTGAAAAGGCCTTCCTCGCCGCCCAGGGCTCCACTGAGGCCTCGGAAGTGGATGGCAAAACGCCTTTCGACTACCTCTGGCTCCAGTTTCAGCATCGCTTCAAGGCCGATAAAAACGGCCTCTATGTCGTCGATTCTGACGGTGATCCTGAGGTTGATCCTGAAACCGGCAAGCGCATCGATCCCAAGGCCTGGCTGAGCAAACTGCGCGGCGATCGTATCCACGGCCTACTGTTTCAGCCCGAATACGGCTCTGGCAGCGGTGCCCGTGGTTACCGTGACGGCCGCACGGTGATTGGTAAAGACCTTCAGAAGATGCCGACTTCTCAGCTCTTCTCTGAAGCGTTCACCGTTAAGCGTTAACGAGGATCGTAGGTCGGAACACTAAGGCAAGACGTGATGGGCCGCGAGCGTGATGCTCAGGCCCTGATCGTCAAACCGTGCTGGTGGGATGCCTCACGGTGGGTCGGATCAATGTTGCGGCACTGGCGGGCGGGATGCCCACGGAGTTGCTGTTGGCCAACCGGGATCAGCAACCAACCAACCTCCACTCCAGGTAATTTCCATGGGCCTGACTCTTTTGGAGGCCGCCAAGTCGGAGCAAGATCCGGCACGGCTGGCCGTAATTCGTGAACTGTCGGAAGGCGAGCTTCTCGGCAGTATCCCTTTCAAGAACATTGATGGCGAAGGCGTCTTCTATGACAAGGAAGGTGAGCTTCCTGGTGTTGGATTCCGGGGGATCAACGAAACCCTTGATGCTTCCTATGGCGTTCTGAACCCCCAGGCCGAGAAACTCAAGATTTTCGGTGCTGAGATTGACGTTGATACGGCCATCCTCGACATGCGCGGTGGCCAGGCCAAGGCTGATCAGATCCAAATGAAGGTTCGCTCTCTGCGGCTGACTTTTGAGGATCAGTTCATCAACGGTGATGAAAGCGTCAACCCCCGCGCTTTTGATGGCCTCAAGCGGCGCATCAACATTGGCAGTTCTCAAGCCATCAGTGCTGGCGGTGCCTTGTCCCTGGGTCTCCTGGATGAAGTGATTGACGCTGTGGACGCTGCTGGCGGCCAGAAAGTGTTGATCATGAACCAGAAAATGCGTCGTCGGATCTCGGCTGCACAACGGGCCACAGGCATCGGTGGTTTCACCACGTTTGAGCCTGACCAGTTCGGTCGTCGGGTTCAGTATTACGGCGAGGTGCCGATCCTTACCACCAAGGTCAATGCCGCGAACGCTCTGATTCAGCCCTTTACCGAAACCGGTAGCTCGACTTCGATCTACTGCGTTGCTTTCGGTGACCTTCTGACGACTGCGCTTCAGGGTAAGGCCCGCGGTCAATACGGGATTTCGATTCGGGAGCTCGGGGAAGTCTCTGATGCGCCCGTTGATCGGACCCGTATCGAGTGGTATGTCGCCGCTGCTGTGTTCAACGGTCGTTCGGCTGCCCGTGCCAATGGCATTACTGACGCTGCCGTTACTGCCTGATCTATCGGGGATCAATTCTGACCATCAACCATCACGGAGGACAAGACCATGGGAGCAAGAGCAACAGGCCTAACGCCGCGTCGGGGGTATCGCCCTGATGCCCTTACCACGTTGGTCGGCTACATCGCAGCTGGCGCCCGCAACCGAGCCGCCCAGACTCTGACGGGTGCTGCCCAAATGCTGACCACTCAGCTTGGGATGCAGGACGTGTTCAAGTTGGTCTGCTACGGCCAATCCACTGATGCCGCAGGCGGTTACCTGATTCAGGCGGCCCATGTCGCTGAAGGTGCGGCCTTGGCCAGTGCCACAGGTTGGGCGACGATTGCGACCATCACGGCTTCTCCTGGCAATATCCAGGAGATCGCCCTAAGCGGTGCAGCGATCATGGCGGCAGTGAAGACTGCCGGCAGCCTCACGGGTGACGTGCGGGTTGTAGCCGTCCGGGCAACTGCTGGCACTGGCTCAAATGGTGTGGTGGTTCCGGCTGGGACCATGAATATCGGTTTCCAAACCGATCTGACCTGAGAACAAGTCGAAAACCACTGGGGCCTCTCGGGGCCCTTTTCCCTTTTCTGTGATCCCATGAACTTTGCTGTTGGACCAGGCGTTGACGTGGCGCAGCTGGCCGCCGCAGAAGCGGAACTACGGGCCGAAAACGATAAGGCAAAGGATCCGGTTGCTTTCCCGGCGATTAAGCCCCAACCCAAGCGCAGGCGCCAAGCTCAAAAGGAACCCGATGATCAGGCGGCGCCAAAGGTGGTTGCTACTGCTGGGGATCAGCCGGTAGAGCCAGCGGAAAGCTGAGGCGAGAGGGAACGAACCGTGATCCTGCCTGGTTATCGCGCCATCACGATTGAGCAGGGGGCCACGTTCCGCGAGGGTCCGATCACCCTGTTGGCAGACGGCTTGCCGGTTAATGCCACGGATTGGACCCTGCTGGCCCAGATGTGGAACAGTCGTAAGACCACTGTTCTGGCGACCTTCGAGGTGGAATGGATCGACCGGGCCAACGGGAAGTTCACCCTGATGGAACCTGATGAAGACACAGCCGCGCTCACAAAAAGCGGGGTGTGGGATTTGCTGGTGACCTACGGCAACGGCGAATCGGATTACTGGCTGGCGGGGCCGGCCTATCTGGCGCGTGGCGGTGGTGGGATCGCCTGATGGCTGAAACGCCAAGCATTGAGCTACAGACGCCCAGCACGGTTCAGACGGCGATTACGGAAGCGGCGCAGGTCAGCATCCAAATGTTGCCGGCCACGATCGCCCAGGCGGTGATCACGGAATCGACCCAAACCACTGGCTATGAGGTTGGGGTGGCGGGGCCCCAGGGTGAGGCGGGCCCTCAAGGGGAAGCCGGCCCGAAAGGCAGTGCAGCGCCAAAAACGCTGGTCATGATGCTGCCCTACCCCGGCGACAACGTGACGCTTTTCTATGCCCCCGTGGCAGTAACGCTGATGGCCGTGAGAGGTCTGGTACGGGGCTCCAATGCAGCCGCGAGCTTTGAGGTGCGCTATGGCCCCGACCGATCCGCAACGGGCACGGTGGCGGCCAGCAGCGGCACGATCACCAACCAAACGAGTGGAACACCGGTTGCGGTGGCCAACATGCCGATCCCAGCCGGCTCCTATGTCTGGTTGGTGGTGATCAGCAGTGAAGAGGGAACAACAGAACTGAGTGTGGCATTGGAAAGCTAAGGCAACGACCTAGTTGCGTTCATGGCTGCGTTCACCAAGTTTAACCAGTTCGTTGCTGATCTGGCATCGGGTGTGCATCAGTGCCAAACCGGCACCAGCCATGCGTTCAAGATCATGTTTACCAATACGGAGCCCGCTGCGACGGCTGCTGTATATGGGAACTTGAGCGGCACCGAATTGGCCAACGGCAACGGTTACTCCACGGGTGGACTGGCCACTGGCACGGTGACCGGAACACAGACCAGCGGCACATTTAAGTTTTCGCTTGGCACTGATCCGGTGCTGACGGCAACTGGAACATGCGGTCCCTTTCGCTACGCGGTGCTTTACAACAACACCCCAACCAGTCCATTAAAGCCGGTGATTGGTTATTGGGATTACGGCTCATCAGTGACATTGAACTCTGGCGAGACCTTCACGGTTGACCTGGACCAGGCGGCTGGGATCTTCACGCTGGCTTGAGGATGGGAAGCGAGGTGACAAAAGGCCAGTGGCAACGCACTAGCACCCCGGAGGTGATTTAGATGGCCGCAATTACCAGTGCAGCAACGGGACTATCCAACGTCGGAACAACGTGGGTTGGCGGAGTAGTACCCGGCGAGGGCGACAACGTAACTATTGCCGTAGGCCACGCGGTCACGATTACCGGCACCCACATCTGGGGTAATGACACAGCAACAGCAGCTTTGACGCTTGCTGGCTCTTGCGTATTCTCAACAACTGTCAACACCAGCCTGACGTTAAAAGGCACTTTGGTAAACAGCGGTACAGCTGCCGTATGGCGCAGAGGCACTATCGCCTCGCCAATGCCAGCGGGCATTACATCGGTAGTAATAACAAATTACTCAGCCGTACTTGCCAACAATAAATACAACATAAACTTTGGCACAACAACTCGCTTTGCCGAGTGGTCGGAGGTGGGTGCAACACGCAACCGTCAGTTTTATGTTGCTGCGGCAATTTCGGCGAACGCAACCAGCATCGAAGTCAGCGACGCAACCGGCTGGAAAACTGGCGATATTATCTTTCTGGAGGCAACCAATACAACAGCGGCGCAGCGTGAGCATCGAGTGCTTACAAGTGTTGCGGGTAACGTAGTCGGTTGGTTGACAGGCTTAACCAATGCAAGACTAGCGGGTGCTTGGGGTGGTAACTTATCAAGCAACGTGTTGTGGCAGTCTTTTAGTGGCTCGTTCGGCGCTTATTTACAGATCGGCTGTCAAAGCACCCAGCCCGCTGCCACAATTAATCTAAAGCAAGTCTCATTCCACGGAATGTATGGGTCAGGAGATGTAGCGGGGTTTTCAATTAGCGGCACAAACGCAGTCACAGTCGCCAATTCACCTATTGGGGTATTAGACAAAATTGCGGCTTGCGATTTATTGCCCAATGGCACAAATGCAACAGGTGCTCAAGCATTATTAGGAGTGCGAGCGGGCTATTCAGGGAATTGGACTGACTCAACTATTTACACACGGATAGGCAACAACGCATTTTATACGTCTTCGGGCGGTACAGGATTCTTTACAAACCCCTTTTTATGTGGCGTTGGCGCGGCCATCTTTAGTCAGTTTTCGCAAGGCGGCGTTGGCTGCAAAATTATTGGCGGGCGAATTACTAGTAACACGCAAATAAACGCAGGCGCGTCCATGATTGGTTTTTCAATGGATAACGTCACTATGGATGGTTCAAACACTTTATTAGGTATTTTGCAAGGTGATTACACATTTAATAACTGTTTGTTTGGTCAGACTTACGGTTTTTTGAATACAACGCAGTTAATTAGCAACAGCAATAATTCCCTGTCAACATTAACATTTAATAGTTGTTTAGTACCTTCAACTCCAGTAGTGTTGGCATCTACATATCAAAACGCACTGCCAAACAAGCCTGTCACGTTTCTTAACAAAAATGCTGATTCAACGCAGCAAGAAATCTACATAAACACCGGCTCCATAATCCGAGACAACGCACAACTTTATCGCTCACGCAGCTCAATTCGGTTCAGCCCCTACATTGCCAACACCGCGCACGGCTATGCGTTTCAGGTTTCGGCATCGGCTGGGCTTGCTTGCACGTTTCGCTTTGGGCTGCGCTACGACACCACCTATGGCACGGCCACGCCGCCAACCGTCACCGTGTCGGGCCTAGGCATCACGCCCGGAACCTTCACCGCAGGCGGCAGCGCCAACACCGACTATTCAGGCACCATCACTGTCACGCCCGTTTCTACCGGCCTGCTAACCATAACCATCAGCGGCCAGACCACCGCGACATTGGGAACTGGAAGCTATTGGTTCAATGGAATGTCCGTGAACCCGTGGATCGACTGGACGCAATGGTATGGCTACGCCTATTTACCATCAACGGCCACGCTAACGGTTGACTCTGTTGTGGTGCTCTCTGAAGCATCTGCGGAGGCGCTCACGGGCCTGTCCCTAGCGTCCGGCACCTTAACAGTGAGCGGCGCAAGGACGGTCAGCAACTGTTACGACTGGCTGAAATGGTACGAGGCATCTAACCGATTAGACCCAATAATTACGTCCGCAGATGGGAAAAACTTTATTTTGTTAGCTAACCTAGCGGTTTCGGGCGCAC